AAGCAGAATCTGAATGGTTGTATTTGTTGATGCGTCCTCAAGCGCTCTCCCAAGAACGCATTGATGTGCTGAAGTTGTCATTGCTGTAAAAGTCTCAGCAAGTGCAACCGCTTGTATTTGACCACGCCTTGTGGTTGTCGATCCGCCTTCATAACACATAACCCACGAGAATGCAGGGATTGAGGCTGCTGCTATCGCTTTACTTACACCGGATACTCTTACGGTACAAGCGTCCATGCCTGTTGACATTTTAGTTTGGTTGATACCAACCGCCCAACGTGCTGCTGTGGTTCCCGCAGTGGTTGAGTCATTTGTTACTATTACTGTAAAGTCTGCGGAAGTAGTTGTTTCAGCGTTACCCACACAAAGATACTGTGAGGTTGAAGTTGAAACACTTGCACCACATTTTAGAGTAATGTCTATACCATCGCCTTTAACTGCCATGATTAAACCTCCAACTCAGATTCAATAGATTCGTAAGCATCAGAATAACTAATACCTTCCAACTTCGCTTTCTTTTCAGCGAGTCCGTCGATATGTCCTATCTTGGCTTCGTAATCCATATCTGAATATTTTACTTCTTTAGATTCTTCGGTATGTACTGACTCAGGGTCAGCTAACTCAGGTATAGGTTTAGTATTTTCAATTATAGTCTTCACTGAATCAAAGTCCTTTTTAATTAACTCAGTATAAGCCTTTTCCTGTGCGGGTGTGATTTTAAACTCATCAACCGCCTTAGTAAGATAGGCTTTCTTTTCGTTCATGTCGGCTGTTTCTATTTTCTCTGAAAGTTCCTTAACCTGAACCTCAAGATTAGAAATAGTCTGAACAAATTCCACTTTTTCACCTTTGAGAGTTGCAATCTCATCAGTAAATTGCTTGATATCAATTGTATCTGGCATTTTGTTTTCCTCTTCTATTATTTTAATGTCTTCACTTTCAATTTCATTATTATCAGTGTATAAGTTTATCCAATCTTCCAAACCCTTAACGGCCGGAGTGTCTGCACCTAATAAAGCAACCGCCTTTAGTGCCTTTGGATATTTCTTATTTTCTATGTTCGCGTTCCAGTAAATCTCACTTGAGATTCTACCGTATGCCTTCTTCTCTATTAGTTCTTTAATAACTTTCGGTACGTTGCTAAAGGTTGCTAATAGTTTAGAGCCTTCCCTGCGTAATCCAGTAATCCAGCCTGCTGCCGGCATACCATCGGGGAGTAATTTCTGCTCTTTGTTGTGACCTAATTTAAGATACGGTTTAATTACACCGCCGACTTCATCAAACGAATTGACCATCTGATCCAGGTCGCTGTCCGTGTAGTCATCGCCTTTCCAATTGCCACTACGGAAGATTTCCACATTGGGAATTTCATAAACAGACTTCTCCTTAAATTCAGTGTCATAGATTTTTAATTCAGCGTCCATAAAGCCTCCTACAGTTTCCTATAGCCTGTTGCAACAAAGTTACAAGTACACGTACCAACCGTTGTAAATACATAAACAGTTGCCGTTGTAGTTGTGCCGCCGTTTATTCCCATTGGTCCCCAATTAAAGGACTTCTGAACCGTTACACCCGCTGCCATAGTCGGTATATAAGCCACCGGAGTTGTCGCGATGTAAACAATAGCGTCAACGCTTGCAGTAGGGGCTGTAAAACTTAAATCCAGACTTGTAAGGAAAAAGTTGTCACCCGCTGCTGGGTCTGCGAATATCTCAATAGAGCCTTGAGTTGTTAAAGCCCCTGTAGTCTGTAAATATTCCACTCTTTGTTTTGTAACGTGTTCTTCTACGCCTACAAATGGCTGCAACATTGATGCTGTTACTGTGTTAATTATTGCCATTTTTTTTACCTCTTATTATAATGATACTGCTTAAATTATCTTCTTTGTTATCAATCATATATTGTAATTAATCACCCTGTGTGAGTAATATATTAAACCCTGCGCTTACTAAACTAACCGTGCTTGATGCTGCTGCCCTTATTTCTATATCTGTACCCGCGTCAAATTGATCAGGTATTGTAAATTCATGTCCTACTCTCGTATTAGCGAAGCCTAATTTCTCTTTTAACTGAAATACGCCTCCCGCCTCACGAGCGTATAAATCGCCAATGTGACTTTTGTTGTTCTGGCTTGAAATCCACCAATCGAGAAGATACCCTTTAAACCCTAAGGGAATCGTATAATTAGCCTGCAATGTCTGGTTTGCCCCGGTATCCAATGTGCTAAGTGGCTTACTTGTGGTTGTTGGAACCCCTACAGCTGTAAATGTGTTTCCAGTCGCATCAGGCAAGCACCATATGCGCCCTTCACTCTTGCCACTTGTACCGGCAGAGGTAACTTTCATTCTAAACACTCTTAGAAACTTAACTGAAGATGTTGCAGCAACAAATCCCTTAGTCGTTATTGTGGCAGTAGTCAAAGTGTAACTTCCCTGTACACCTGTAACCTCAACCGTGCGTGCGCCTGTGTCTGCACCGGCTCCATCGTCGTTAGTGTCATCACTCCCAATTATAACATAATCTTCTGCTGTTAAATATTCATAAGCGCCAAGTGTGGGCGCGCTCCATACGACTTGTGCTGTTTGTGTTACTTTACTTGAGTAACCGAATTTATTAACGTAATCTTCACCGTTAGCCGGTCCTCTTGCTATTGTTAGATAATATGGGATGTTATCTGGGTAAGCCATTTTATTTCTCCGTCTTTACTATTTCTAAAAAATTACCTTCTTCTGCTTTTTTCACTGGTGTGCGTGGGTCCTGCACTATATATTCTTCTTCTAACAGCACCGGCATTATTAAAGTTCTGCAATTAAAATGAAACGGTGTCTGGTATTGGCCTATAGTTCTGAATGTAACCTGGTCTAATGAAATACATATATCGCTTGTCCTACCGTCTAATATCGCTGATATCTGATAGCCTTGAATCAAGTCTGCGCTCTTTTCGAATTGCTGTTGCCTTGCTTGTGAATAGGCAGTATTGAGATTAGTTCTCACTATTGTCTCAACTCTCATGCCTCCGCCTTTACCGGAAAAAGCAACGTCATACTTCTTCAGTGTGTTATCGATATTAGTAGTAATCTCTTTTACACCCTGCCCTGTCCTTATACCCTCTGATAGATTAGCCTTAACGGAACTTAAAATAGTCTCAGACTCGATGTCTTTAATATTAAGCGCCCAGTTATCCATCCACTCGGCTATGTCATCGTCATTGAGATTAGACGTGCTATCTACGATAAATTCTTTAACCGCTGAACCTGTTCCATTTTGGAACGACTCCTTTAATAGATTAAATACAGTCCTTTCTATCTTAGCACCATGTTTAAGCTCAAGTTTCGGAATTAAGTCGAAACGTTTCTTCTCTATGATTTTTTTCCGCTTGATTTCGTCAACGAGAGCGTTAACTGCTAATTTAAAGTCAGCACCTAATAACGGCACGTACTTGGCCTGTATTCTATCGAAATCGCTTTCTATTTCTTTAAAGTTTACTTTCTTCTCTACGTCTGTTAAAGGTCTGTAGAACTCTGCATACTCAGCCCTTGTCGCCTGAAACTTTTCGTCGTTCTCAAATCTGTCTGCGAACTCTATGTTCTCTTTTGTCTCGGTATCAGTCTTTGTATCACTCCGTTTAGTTTCTTCTTCTTTCTTGTCGTTGCCATTTTGGTTCTCCTTATCTTTAATGCCTTGCTGTATTGCTTCGGCTGCTGCTTTCTTTTCTAATTCTATATCTTCAAATTCTGTTTGATCAAATTCCGGGAAGTCTACGGTTGATAGAAAGTAAGTAACCGCTTCGAAGTTTACGGGGACCTTACCTGTTTTAACTGCCTCCAACCATAACTTGGCTTGTTCCTGACGTTGCTTCATGTCTACGGGTGCGAACTTAAACTTGGCCTCTTTGCCTACGCCGAAGTTCCATTCAACTAAAGGCTGTATGATTTCACTATTACAGGTCTTCTCTATCCTTCGTCTTTCTGCGTCATTGATTGCATAGAATATCTCGAATTGCTTTTCGCCTAACGCAAATGACCCACCACCAGTTTCACTACCGCCAAACCCCAGGAGGTCAGGTACTAACATACTTCTGGCTATGCTTAGATTATGTTTCTCGATTGCTTCCTTGTAGTCATTAGCTGACTTCGACGCTTCTACAAAGTCTATCGTAGTCCCATCAGGTACTGTGAAGAAAGTGGACTGTTGTATGTTCTTCCCGGCCTTCGCGAGTGCGTCTTTACCGGCGCCTGAACCGGAAGGATAAGTCCCTACACCCAAAGGCATACCGTGTCTTTGCATATAGATATTCCACATCTTAATAATGGCGTCTTTACTCAACCATGCTCTATACACACCGGTATTAAATTCAGATTGGCCGTAAGGATTAGAAAACTCAGGTCTGTTTACGTAGTGTATGAATTTGGAAGGGTTAATGTGTAATTCCTGATCTGATGCGTATTGGATGATATCAACTACATTACCGAACTTATCAGTAACGAAGTCGAAGCTGTGTGGCGCTCTTGTGTAGAGGTTATCGAGTAGTATCTTACTGTCTACACGCTTGAATAGTTTCTCTGTGAGCGAGAATCCATAACTAAATGAAGTGAGCCATTGTTTTAACTTATCCGTAAAGGGTTCATCTAAATGCTCGGTGAGGTTCATCGTGAGAAATTCAACAATCTCTTCGTCTTCAGATTCTATTACCCATTCAGAATTAAGTATGAGATATTTCTTGAGCGAGAGAACCGCGTTAACCTGGTCGTCTTGCCTAATCTTGTCAAATAACTCATAGCCCTTCTTCTGATATAACTCGTCAGGGTTTATAGATGATAATAGAGACTGATATAACTCGAAATAAGGAGAATCCGCCGTAGAGATTAAAGAGAAAGGCTTTTCAACCTTCTCTGCTTCTCGTGTGATTTCAGCGAACTTATTGAAGTTTAATTCGTACTTGCCTAACTGGAGCTGCATAACTTACCTGTACGTTGCAGGAGTCGTTGTCTAAATAATTCAGTTAGTTGTTTTCAATTTGATGTTGCTATTAACCCATGTAGGCTTCGAACCCTACCTCCCCGTGACATCCAGCCCGGTGCTTTCCCTCTAAGCTAATGAGTTACAATAAAACAAATACGAATGATAGAAACAAAACAATATGCGACAAGCAAATTAAGTTAAAGGATGCGCGTTAGATATTCTGCTTGTCGGTCATCTTAATGATTGATTGAATAACAATACGCATCTAATACAAAATAAGCATTTGGAGTATAGTTGTCAAGCGTTTTTTATGCCCTCACCACTTTAGCCACATAAGAATATTTATAATCTTCGCCGAACTTATTCTTGAATTGAACAAGTAATTCAGCTGCTGCTTCGTTGTTGCTTACATGGAACACTCTCGTAATACCCTCATCCGTGGTTTGCAGAACTACATAAACAATAGCACCGTCTGTGCATTTTATCTCCCGCTCCGAATGTTCTACCCACCATCCACTACTTAGCCGTGTTTTTTCCATTATCGTATCCACTACATTTCAACATCCAATTCTTAGATTTACATTTCTTCTTACACGTTTCGCAGAGGCTTTTCATTTGGTTAACGCTCGCTCTATATTCACAAGTTTATAGAATATCTGCTGCAACCAGTAATTGTCTGTGTTGGCTGTGGCAGGCTTTAAGAATAGTATGTAGACTAATAGTGTAATGTTAATTATCGTTAGTATTTTATTCACCTATACCCTCCATGCTCCTGTATTCTACTGCTTCTATGAGTTTGTTTAGTGTGTATCCTGAGAACTCGGCTATATCTAATTCGGGTTCTACTGTTAGTTTCTGAGCTACCATCTGAACGACTGTTGCACAAAGTATGCCTAACTGACTGTCTGTTATCTCATCACCAGTCATTTACATCCTCCCTCTGCCCGTAAAATTCAACTTCTATACCTCCGCTCCTGGTCCTGTCTGAGAATAAAGCGTACCTAATAGCATCGGCCATATCATCATTCACTTTAAGCGGTACTTCTTTAACTGTGTTCTTAACGTCCCAAATGTAAGAATCGAACTCCCTTAAAGCGTATAAACATTCCCTTGCTACTATTAGCTGTTTATTGCCTATCAGTGATTTAACGTGCATAATTCCATCAAATACGTCTTTTATACACTCTACCGCAGGCACTCCTACACGTTTAAGGTCTTCGATAATCTCAGGTCTTGAATAATCACAGTATACAACCTCTATATCGTATAAGTCAACCTTTTTCTTTACCATAGCACATATCTCAGCGGATGTCATCTTGTGTTGGTAGTGTTCGTCAAATAGATAGTTAGTCCCGTCTCTCTGGCCTATTATACACATTGCACTTGGATGAGTGAAACCAAAGTCTAAGCCGGCTATCACACGGTTAAAGAGTTTAAACTCAGGCATTGTATCTCGTGGGATACGTTGACTCATTGGCAGGTTATATATAACCCCTTCCAGACTGCCCCATTTACCCATGACCATGCGTTCGTAATATTCGGGGTTAGATGCCTTGAGTGTTTCAAGGTCTTCTAAATACGGGTCTGGTAGATAGTGATTATCGGCAGAAGCTGAATAAATGACCTCACTGTTGGCTATTGGTTTTTCTATAAAGTATTTATAAACCCAATTTCCAAACGTACCGGGGTTAGTAGCTCCATAGATACAACCAGGCATTCCGTCCTGTCTCATACGTGTTCTTAACATTTTGAAGATTTCTTCTGATATATCAGTCATCTCCTCAACACCACAAGCACCTAAATTAAGAGACTTTAACTTATTAGGATCGTCAAAAGCTCTAAATATAACTTCCGAACCACCGTGGAATCTAAAATGCTGTTCTGTCTTATTGTATTGTTTAACTATATTAAGAGGCATTACTACTGAAATGAACTCTCTTAATGTGGTGTCTCGCAAGAGTGGATAAGTCTGAGCGCCTATTAGAATGAATATGCCGGGGTTATTTATTACTAATTCAAGAGTTCTTAGAACTATGCCGTAAGTCTTACCAGAACCCACACCGCCTGAATTGAGTGTGTAACGGCTTTTACTGTAAACGAAATCAAATTGATGAGGTATTATGGCCTTGAGTTTTACTTTCACCTATTCTCAACCAATATCACAACTATTAAAAAAACTGCTATGCTTATAATAACAATTTCCATTAGTCTCCCCTGTCCCCTACAATAGTTATATTTATTTCTTCTGGTACTTCGTGTTCTATGGTTTCTTTAGTCTTACCAAAAAGTTTATCCATAGCATATTGAATTGATGCCCTGTCGTTCTTTCTACATAAAGTTCTAAGACATTGAACCAATTCCTCTTCACTCATCCCGTTCTTACCAGATTTGAATAGTTGTCTGAACTCCTCAGAACGTGAAGTATTGCCCTTCTTGTTTATCAAGTCAGGACGTACCTTAAAACCGCCGTTTCCTTTTGGATTGTTATTTCCGCCCATTTGTCCTGTTTTGGCCTGTTATTTCTTTTGTTCCAAGAGTTTATCAACGTCTTTCTTGACTTGCTTCAATGTTTCTCTATCCACAGATTCTAATGCTTTTAATACGTTTTCCAGATTTGTCATTGTACTACCTCCGATTTAAAATATAATTTATTTAATCCTTCGTCATATACTGTCGTGTCCCATTTAATGACATATCCATCCTTCAGTAATTCTGTCTTGAATATGACCTCGCCCTCATAAATGAATTGGTGTATCTGTAATATGTTGCTTACTCCCATCATACCATTTGATAATAAATCCTCAATAGACAGGCTATTTAGCGTAGCATAATCTATAATGTATTGATTTATTAACAACTCCTTCTGCTCTGACAGTTCTTTTGATATTCTTGCTATATCCTCACCAGAACAAGAACTCTCCTCGTGTTTGTCTAAAAATTCCCTGTAAGTCTGTTCTTCCATAACCTAAATTCCTCCTGTTTCGGCCTGCGCGTTGCAACGTGTTGGTTTAATTGCCCAGAATCTGTAGTATTGTTAGCCGTTACATCAACATAATATTGGCTACCACACATCATGCATATTTTCGCAGCATCCCACTCCCCGCCACACCTCAAACAACGACCATAAATTAAACTGCGAATCACTTCAAAATCCTCTTCTTAATAACATAATTCTTTGGTATGTGCATTACGTATTCAAAAGTGTCTTCTTCTGGATACGCGTTTAAAGCTATTGAGTAAATATCGTCTGTCTCGTTTACCAGAGTACCCACTGTTTCCACTATACATTTATCGTCTATTTGTTTTTTAGTAATAGTGTATTCCTGTTTGCAGGCATCTCGCCATTTTAGATAAATTAGTTTACTCAATTTAAGCCTCTCCTCCCTGCAAAATTTTCCTTAACTTCGCTGTTCTCTCTTAGCCTCTGTAAACAATCTATTATTATATCTAATGTCTCGCAATATGGTTTCTGTTGATATTTAGTTGAGCGTGACAATTTCAGGTTTACACCGTATAACTCGTCTGAGTCTTCTGGCTTATCTGTGATAGATATGAGTGCTTCGATATCACTCCGCACAACGTCATCCGTGAACCCGCCTAATTCTTTTGTTAACATAGTCTACCCATTTATCAGCCTGTAAATATCTAAAATAAGCCCCACTATACCATACGCCGCAAAGAAAGTCACTAAATAACTCTTTAATTTAGCCACAAGCCCACCCTAATATATTAGCGAATAGTAATAAGAAAACAAGACAAGCCACCATAAAACTACCTACTATTACCCACTCGAAACTCAGTATGAAATTTAGTACCATACTAAGTCTCTCGGCAATTTTGTCTCTTTTAATGACTTCTTTGATTTTGTCTATCATATATCACCAATTTACTATATTTTTGTGAGGTTGTCAAGACTTTTCATCATTCTTTTTCTTATACATCCAACCGAATAAATTAACTATCTTTGAGAAGTTACCGGGGTTTATCCATTGTATCGTTTTAAGCAGCTCTGTTGCTCTTTCGTAGTTACAATAGTAATTAGCCTCAATCATTGCAAGTGAATCATAATGATCCTCCATGCCGGCTTTTTGAATCAATAACTCTTCAAACATCCTTTTACTTTCCCTGATGTTATTAGTGATTTTCTTCTCGCCTTTCATGTTTTCGTTCCATCTCAGGAGGAGCGCTGCCAATTGGCGTTTGACTTTGTAATAACCGTCAGTTGCCTCCATACCCTCAATAAGTACGTTCTTTTGATGCTCAAAGTCTTTAAACTCTTTCATTGACCTCAAAACCCACGCGTCTGCATATCCTGGCATTAACTCTGAGGCTTCTTTGTACTTTTCAGTTTTAAATAGATTGACCGCCTCCTGTTCGGCTTTCATGCGTTCTATAATTGTATTAAGATTATCTGTAAATGTTAATTCTTTTGGTTCGGATTTCTTTAATAGCATCGTCCGTCCGTAATACTCATTATTTACAGCGACCTTCTCAAGTCCACACTTGGCGAGTAAATTATTAGCAGATTCTACACTAAACACGTTAACATGATTAAGATGGTATAGATTTTCCCAGTCGTTACATTGTAAGCCTGCCGGCTCATCAAATACTTTATCGAACCATGTAGGAATAGCCAGATATAAATAACCGTCGTCTTTTAAATGGTCTCGTATCTCCATAAGTTTCTTGTCTGGATGTTGACAATGTTCTAATACGTGATAACAGGATATCATGTCGAACTTCTCATCAGGAAATTCGCGGTGCATTTCTATGCCGTATTCTTCTTGTCCCCATACTCTGAGATTGTCGTTGATTTCAAGTCCACAGGCTTTGTGGCCGTGTTCTGTGAGTTCGTCTACAAAATAACCTATGCCCGCACCCACATCCAAACATCTTTGGCTTGGCATTTTAGTATAATCCCAAATACCGTCTTTAACTAACCATTGCCTGTGATAAAGTCTTTTTCTGTTAGCTGTTATTACGCCGTTTGCGTTTATTACAGGTCTTTGGTCTTCATAGCGCCTTTGTAGTTCTTCGTCAGTCTCATAATCGTAAGTTATAAAAGCGCATTTCTCACATCCTTTGAACCCTACCGGATCGTCATATAAAAAGTCTTGCTGATACCAATAGTCTCGGTCTCTTAAATCGTCTAAGTTTCTCCACTCTGTACCTCCGCAAATGGGACATTCTACTAATTTAATCTTCATAAGTTACCTCGTTCATCATAGCTGCATAAGACAAGTGCCGGCCTTCTATTTCTGGATGCTGTTTATAAATTGATAACCATAACTGTTGTCTTGCGTTAGTTCTTTTCTTTGAATAATGTACCTTTAGTAAGTTAACCCAAAAACCCTGACCTGACAAATTATTAATAATCTCACCGTATTTCGTTTCCAATAGTGAATACTTCATTTCGCTACCATCACATTTCCAAACTGATTTCTTCTCAACCTTCTTTTTTACTGTCATCTCATTTCTCCTTTAAAATTTTAATTCTTTCTTCGTTACATACACAGCAGATACGAATATTGCACTCGTTCATATCTTTGTTCTTTAACCCGCATTTGGGGTTCATTGGGTAATCTCTCTTGAGTTGCTTTATATTACTTTTGGCTGTTCTGTCTTTATTGTACTCTAATTCTCCCCAAACAGGAGTAAATAGTTTAGATATAAATTCTTTGTTCTCGCCTAATACCTTAATCCCGATATTATAATCCGCGCCTGCTTTATCCATTGCTATTTTGAAGTACAGTAATTCAATCTGGAATACCACAAAGGCGTTCTTGTCTATGCCTCCGCGCTTGCAAAGTTCTTCTGGCCATAGTGGATTGAGATAAATATACCCATCTTCATAATGTGTCTTTTCGAAGATTTCCTTTACTATCTCTCCGTCTTCGTCCATAAAACCGCATCTATGTGCGTATTCAAATAAAGCGCTGTCAAACACAATCCACCTCGTAATATTTACACTCGAAATCCTTGTCCTCTAAATATAAAGCCTCTTCCATACTTCCTCTTCTTATGAGAATTTCGACATATTCATCATTAGTTTTCCAGTCAGTATACTTAATAAAAAATGTCCTATTGAATTGATCGTTGAGGCATTTAAAATAATTCAATGCGAACTCATCCCTTTTAATTATATCGATATGTTTACATTCTCTACACGGCATCTAACATCTCCCATTCTAATTTATCATGTTTCCGCAAATTGTCTTTAGCCCACAAAGGCTGTAAATTCGTATAATGGAAACATAGTTTCTGCTGTTCAGGGTCTGTTAAATCAAACTTTGCAATTGGTACTATGTGATCCATGTGCCAACCATACATTCCGTGGTTATCCCAATTCATGAATAATTGGAATTGAGATTCTAAATGGTTTTTTAATTCTTCTATTGTACATCCCAATAATTCCATACTTGAAGTGTTTTTATATCCTTTCTTAATTGCAGTTCTTATGCGTGTCCTTAAAGTTAGTGCTAATTTAAAATTCATATCGTTTAACAACCTTTTTCTGGTATACTCTCTTCTTGCCTCTCTGTTCTCAATTTGATATTTTTTTCTATATTCTCTCACCCACACTCTGTTTTCAGTTGCCCATTTTTCGTTGCGCGCACGTATTTTCTGTTTGTTTTTAGCATAATGTTTTTTCCTCCGTTCGATTATCTCCCCTCTGTTTTTGATTCGATATTTTTTTGCCTTTTTAGAATGTTTCTCTTTGTTTTTAATCCGATCTTTTTTTTGGCTCTCTAATATTTTATCCCTGTTTCTATAATAATGTTTCGTGTAACCTTCTCTTAATTTCTCTCTGTTCTCGTTTCTATATTTTTTTTGTTGCTCCAATATTTTGTCTTTGTTTTCA